GACAGAAAGGGAAAAGACTACAAGAACTCATAAGTCTTTAAGGAAAACACGTCATGGAACAAACAATACTAATTGAAGAATATACACCTGAAGAAGCAGGAATAATTACTGAGTCTACAAAAGATGGAAAGAACACTTATCTATCTGGTGTATTCATGCAAGCAGGGATCAAGAACAGAAATGGTCGTGAGTATCCACTTGATGAAATTTCAAAAGCAGTAGATTCTGCACAGAAAACAATCACCGAACATAATGGTATTTTTGGTGAATTGGATCACCCACAAACTTTAAATATTAATCTTGATAGGATTTCCCACGTTATTACTGAAATGACAATGGATGGAAATAATGCTGTAGGAAAAGCAAAACTATTAAACACACCAATGGGACTAATTGGAAAAGAATTAGTTAATAGCGGTGTAAAGATTGGTGTATCAAGTCGTGGTGCTGGTGCAGTTAATGAAAGCGGTGGTGTTAGTGATTTTAATTTTGTAACTATTGATATTGTTGCTACACCTAGTGCACCTGGTGCACTTCCAACAGCCGTTTATGAAGCCCTTGACGGAAATCAGAAAGGACGTAAGGTATTAACTCTAGCTGAACAGATGAGAGAAGACCCAGAAGCACAGGAATACTTCAAGAATGCAATTCTTAAGTTCCTAGCTGAAGATCTATTAGCGAAGAAGTAAGTTACTAATTTCGTTACGTTTATAAGAAGGCCCGACTGGAAATGTTGGGCTTTTTTTATGCCCATAAGAAAAATTAATAAAATACTTCAAATAATTAAAAATATTAAGTCATTGATTTATAAGGACTTTCTATTTTGTTGCGGTAGCATATTAGCATTTTTTAATACACCATATAAATATTAACGTTAAAAAAGAAATATTTAATTAATTGAATATTATAAAGAACAACCAACTCTAGTAATTAGGAGCAACGAAAATGGATGAATTACTTCAAAAGTTGTTAGAGGCTGAAATCCTTTCTGAAGATACAAAGACAGAACTGGAAGAAGCTATCAAAACAAAAGTCGAAGATGCTGAAAAGAAAGCAAAGGAAGAAACCGCTGCTGACGTTCGTGCCGAGTTAACTGAGCAATGGGTCAAAGAGCGTGACGCTCTTATTGAAGCAATTGATACCAAAGTTGATGAATTCTTAGGTTCCGAAATGGATGAACTTAAGGGTGACATCGAAAACTTTCGTGACCTAGAAGCTGAGTTCGCAGAAAAGCTTGTCGAACAGAAAGCACAAATGAAAAATGAACTCCAGGGTGACCTAGCTGAACTCGTAGAGAAGCTAGACGCATTCTTGGAAATTCGTCTCGCCGCAGAAATGGAAGAACTACACGAAGATATTGAAGAAGCCAAGAAGAAAGAATTTGGCCGTCGCATGTTTGAAGCCTTCGTTGATGAGTATGCTGCCAGTTATGCTGATGACGAATCCGTAGAAGGAACTCTACGTGAAACCGAAGAACGCCTATCCGACACTCAGAAGCATTTGGAAGAAGCTGAAACTAAGCTTGCCGAAATGGTTCGTAGTGAAAAGATGGCAGAAGTTCTATCTTCACTAGAAGGACGTGCACGTGACGTAATGGGAGCAATCCTTGAGAACGTAGCTACAGAAAATCTAGAAGATGGATACAAAACCTTCATTGGCCGTGTATTACGTGAGTCAAAGGAAGAAGATACTTCAGAGAAGGAAGATAAAGTACTAGCTGAAGATGTTTCTGATGAAGAAGGGAAACTAGAAGAGAAAGCTGATGCTCACATCGAAACCGGTGACAAAGCAGAAGTTCTCGAAGAAGAAGAAAAGGCAAACAAAGACGAATCCAGTAAGTTAACTGAAGACGCACGTTTGCGTTTGAAGAGACTTGCAGGTATCTAATCGAGCCTTGCTGGTAACTTAAACTTAAACAGTAACATTTTAATCAATTAAGGAAAAACAATGGACGAAATGTTTGAAAATTGGGGCGAAACTAAAGAAGCTCTTCTCGAAGGTCTTAATATTGATCAGAAGAAGGTCGTATCCCCACTACTAGAAAACCAGAAGAACTATCTTTTGGCAGAAACAGCAGCTGGTCAGCCACATGGCTCCACAGCCGCTCATGACATCGCCGGATTCCGTAAGATTCTTATCCCAATGATCCGTCGTGTTATCCCAGGTACAATTGCAACAGAACTAGTTGGTGTTCAGCCAATGTCTGGTCCAGTTGGCTTGGTTTACTCTCTCCGTTACAAGTACGGCGAAGCAGCAGACGATCCAGGTCGTTGGCCTTCAGCCGCTGCTAACGAGCAAGATATTGCCGTTGGTGACGAAGCATTCGGTAACGCTTTTAGCCCAAGTTCTCCTGGTGGTCCAGGCGCACCTTACCTACGTAGTTTCTACTCTGGTACAGTTGGTGTTGCACAGTCTGCTGGTATTTCAGGACTAGGTGAAGAAGATGCTATTGGTGATATCACAAACGTAGGTACTACAGGTGAAGCATGGGGTTCATCCCTAGACGCACTATCCGGTTGTACTGTTGGTGGTTCCGGTGAGCATATTGAAGGTTCTGGTGGTCGTAAGATGAGCCTAGAGATCGTATCTCAGGCAATCGAAGCACGTAGCCGTAAGCTACAGGCCGGTTGGACTATCGAAGCAATGCAAGACTTGAATGCACAGCACGGTCTAGATCTAGAGTCAGAAATGACACAGGGTCTATCTGCTGAAATCGTTCAGGAAATTGACTCCGAAATTATCGGTGACCTACTTGCCCTAGCTGGTACAGTTGCTATCTTTGATGGCTCTGGTGCAGGTGCATACGGTACTGGTGGTTCTTACACCCCAGCATACCTTGGTGATCGTCTAGCTAACCTTGGCGTACTCGTCAACTTCGTAGCTAATGAAATCGGTCGTCGTACACGTCGTGGTGCTGCAAACTTCATGGTTGCTTCCCCAATGATCGTATCCGTTCTACAGTCTGCCGCAAAGTCCGTCTTTGCTCCAGCAGTTAGCGGTTCCTTCAAGGGTCCAAACAACACCATGTTGGTCGGTACTCTAAACGGCACAATCAAGGTCTATAGTTATCTATGGAACCAGGCAACACCACTCGCTGGTGCATCATGGGGTCCAAGTGTCCCAGCTGGTGTAGCAAGTGATACCGGTGCTGATGAAATCATCATGGGCTACAAAGGTGGCAACGGTGAAACCGATGCAGGTTTCTTCTACTGCCCATACATCCCATTGATGTCATCTGGTGTAATTGTTAACCCAACTACATTCCAGCCAGTAGTAAGCTTAATGACTCGTTATGGTAAGACATCTTTCACAGATCGTTCAACCTCACTAGGTAACAGCCGTGATTACTACGGTAAGATCACTGTTAACCCAGTTCTCGACCTAAGCTAAGACTTAATCGTCTTAAAATCAAAAAGGCCGGATTTATTCCGGCCTTTTTTGTGCCTGTATATAAAGGTTGACACCTCCAATCGGAAGTGTTAGTATCCGTTTTTGCAAAGTTTAATTGAAGATTAATAAATATTATGTATGAAACGGAAACTATCTTTTAAAGACTATATCGACTCGAAAAAGAAGCTATTGGAAGCAATCAAAGAGACACCAATAGCCTCGTTAACATATTCGGTCAAGAAATACTGCAAAATTCGTGTAGGTGAATCACGAGATAAACGGTATGAAGTGGCGTTAAAGCCTACCCATACCCTTATTGTTGAATGGCAGTATGATGATATAGACAATCCTGAACCCGTTTCTATTATCTTCGATGACGTTTCTACCGATGAACATGATGTTTATTGGAACGGTAAAAAGTTACAAGAGTGGCTTTCGAAGAATGCCATTGAAGAAATCCTTTAAATAACCTACTAGCGAGGTATTACCAATGATTAACTTATTGGAGATGCATCTAAAAGCAGTCGTCAAATTGTTCGTGCAAGCGAACATGACATTGGACGATGAAGATTTCAGGAATTTTCTTTCACCGCAAGATATTATGGAACTTATCGATCTATCGGAAGAAGAAGTCCATAAACAATTACATACGACCGTTGTCTCCTTCTATAAGGGTGACGATATGGTTATCACTGGGCATAACCGATACCAAAAAGACAGATACTACGAATACTATTGGAAAACAGTATTAGATACGGTATCTGAAATCAACAACACTGCCTTTCTTAGAGCAGTAAAACTCACAAATTCTACAAAGTTTTCGTCACCTGTCATGGTCAAGAGATTCAATGGCGTGATCATCGCTAAAATTATACACATTTTTCAGCAATTGATGGTTCCAACGGAAGTGGAATGGGCATTATGCACTCCCACACAGAACCCATTTGCCTGGTTACGAAAAGAATTCACCGATACTGATCCAAACACCCATCCTGATAATATTAGAGTCGCTAGAAAATTGATTACCAGAATGAGTGTATAATGGTATTAAAAGAATTCAGAGTGTGATGGTGCACACTTAAGACTTTCTTTTACTTCATCTAGCACGTCAGGTGCTATTGGGTGACGTGTTTCGCATACATTAAACCCTGTGTCAGTGGAAGTGTCTTCAACAATGGGTCTAGGTCCAATGCCAAATGAAAATTTGGCTAGTTGAAGAAACATTTCCAATGATACACTTCCTTTATACTTATGATTTACCCTCCAATCTCTTCTTGCTGTCTTCAAGAAAGAAAACAGTGCCAGTTTCTGTGATTGTTTTACATC